CATTCTTTAGGCAATGTTTTAGAAAAATGTGCTAGAGTTTACTATTGTGATGATTATTCTGTTGATAATATACCAGAAGCTGATATATACTATCTAACAAGAGTACAAAAAGAGCGAGGAAGTTATGGTAGTTATGAATTAACTAGAGAACACATAGATAAATTATCAAAAAACTGTATAGTTATGCACCCATTTCCTAGAAATGAAGAGATTCCTCAATGGTTTGATAATGATCCGAGAGCAAAATACTTCGAGCAAATGTCAAATGGACTTTATGTCAGAATGGCAATACTCTATGAAAGGCTATAAAAGTGGAGTTTATAAATTTAGTAACATGGAATAAGAGTCTAATAAATTTTATTAAAAATGAAATTTATCATAAACCTCAATACTCTTCTTTATTACCTTTTTGGGAAGAAAAAGTAAAAAAAGAAAATGAAATAATTAAGAAATCTGGTTATGATATAAATCATCAACATTGTTCACACATTGTTGTTGATAGAGCAGGAAAAGAAAAATTTACGCTAAATACTAAAAATATTATCAAGTGGGTCCCTTTTCAAGAATACCCTCAAACATCATTTAGAGACGCTATAATTGAATCTGCACAAAATATAGCTAGTAAAGGAAAAACTATAGATTTTCTTTGGTCCGGCGGCCTAGATAGTGTTGCAGGACTTTTAGCTTTTATAGAAGCAGGGTTAGATAAGCAACTTCACATTATTATAGGAGGCGCTCCTGAATCGCCAGAGATATTTAATAAATTAATAAAAGATAAAATAGATTATACAATAGTACCACGCACTAAATTAACCCATATTGCTAGACCAGACGTAAGAGTGCTAACTACTATGTCAGAAATGGACGCTATGTTTGGTAATAAAAGTACTATGGCAGGGCGAGGAGTTGTTGTAGATAATTGGCCCGACATGTGGAAAATTAAAAGACAACATTTTGTACATCATCAGTCTTGGAGAGGGTGCTCAAATTTTCAAGGGGATAAAGTTGATATAGATAATTATATGCCCTTTGCTTTACAAGAGCCTTTGGAAAAATGGATGTGTAACCATGTTATTAACAATGAAATGATTTATTACGATGTAAGTGATAAAAACTGGGAATTTGGAAACCCCGATAATCCATTAGAAAAACACTACAAAAAATGTAAAAAACCAATGAGAGACTTTATAGACAAAACTTTAAAAGGTAAAATTCCTTATCTTAAAGAAAAAATGCCAAGTGGAATACAAGAATGGAAGAAATACAAAAAACCCACCTATAGAGTTGTGGGAATTACTGATAAAGGAAACGTTATCACTAAAGAAAATATTTACGATTACAATTTTTTAAAGTTTATTAACGTAGATCTTTTAAAAGAAGCGTATAGTGGAAGATAAAATAAAACAATGAATAAAATTAACATAAAATCAGCAACAATTACTGATAAAATATACATAAAAGAAGAAGATATTGAAGATGTGTCAGCTTTTGAGCAAGCATATACCTATCAAATTGTTGATGATTTTCACTATACCTATGAATATGACGAAGATACTGGAATGTATACTGTTCCTAGTAACTCTTATTCTAAATTAGATATAAAAACTGTTGAGGATTTACGAAATTTTGAAGATTCTGAACAAAATTTTCAGTTTAAAGGAGCGTTACGAGAAGAGCAGCAGGATATGGTAGATGCTTTCTTTCAGATTAATGATAGAGTACGTAGTGGACTATTCCAAGCTCCTTGTGGTTGGGGTAAAACCTATGTAGGATGCAATCTTTTAGCTCGTGCCAATAAACCTACCCTGATTTTAGTGCATACAAAGCTTCTTTTTAGGCAATGGATTGAAGAACTAGAGAATCAAATACCTGGAATTAAGATAGGAAAGATTGGAGACGGTCTTTTAGATATTCAAGACATTACAGTGGGTATTTATAAGAGTGTTTTGAATAATATTCCTCAGTTACATGACAGATTTGGACTTCTAATGGTTGATGAAGCACATTTATGCCCTGCTGATATGTTTTCACAAGCAGTAAATGCAATAAATTGTCGTGCAAAGATAGCTATTACCGCTACTCCCCGTAGAAAAGACGGAAAACATATAGTTTTAGACGACTATTTTACAACATTTAAGTCATTCGCTTATGATCCACGGGTTCTTGCAACCCCAAAAGTTGAAATATATCAAACAGACATCAGGTTCAATGTTCTTGATCCAAAGCGAGATTGGAGTAGACAGACCAATAAACTTGCATCTAACTCGCAGTTGCGCCGGCGAGTATCTGAAATTGCCATATCAAAAGTGAGTGGAGGTCGGTGTATACTCATTTTAGGAGAACGTCTAGATTGGCTTCGTGAGTTAAATAAAATTATACCTGATTCAGTACTATTGATTGGAGAAACTGGTGAAGAACAGCGCAAAGAAATATTAGATAACGTAGGACCAAAATATAAAGTAGTGCTAACTACAAAACTTTTTGACGAAGGAATTAGTTGTCATAGACTTGACACTTTGTTTTTAGTATTTCCTTCAAATAACCCAATAAAACTAGAACAAAGAATTGGAAGAATTATTAGAGAGCACCCAGATAAAAAACGCCCTCTTATTTGTGACTTTTGGTTAACAGGACCAATAGTTTCTAAACAACAAAATAATAGAAGAAACTGGTATATACAAAGAGGGTATTCTCTATGAGTTTTTACTTTAACTGGTATGAACTTCTTAAAAAATCCAAAAAGGATTATGATTCAATTATCGTGTTGACTTATGCTTCTACTTTTGGATATAATAAGAAAATCGCAAATAGCTCTTTAGACTTAGTAAAAAAACTTAATATAAGTAGAATACCAAACTGGTTAAACTCAAGTCTAATAATGAATAAGAGAAGCTTTGAAATATTCAACAATTACAGAGTTGAAGAACCACAAAGCTATTTTAGAAATCCATCATTTCTCAAGACTGTTACACCAGTAACACATAAAATACAATACTTATGGTTGCTTTCGCACAGAAGAAATGATGATAAAAACCCATTTATTAATAGAGACTTTTTTAAGTTAAAAGAAATAGATGGTATAAAAAGTAACCCATTTATAAGTATTGATAAAGACAAAATAACATTCGTCTTAGAAAATACCTACACACAAAGAACATAGTTCAACAAGAAAGGAAACACTAATATGGTATCATGGGATAAAGCAAAAGGAAACGCCGGAGGTGGCGGAGGCGGACAACGCCGAGAGATTGAGAGACTAACTCTCCCAGTCGGAGACACAAAGATTCGACTAGTAGGAGAAGTTATGCCTCGTTATGTATATTGGGTAGTTACTACAGAAGGCAAAAAGATGCCTGTAGAATGTCTACGATTTGATCGTCAAAAGGAAACTTTCAATGATTCAAACAAAGACCCAATGGCAGAAATTGATGATGAGGTATATTCAGATAAACCTCAGTTTGCATATGTTTGCAATGTAATTGATCGTGCAGATAATAAGATTAAGATTTTTGATCTTCGTTCTACGATCTATAAACAGATTGTAGATTATGCTACAAATCCAGATTATGGAAATCCAGCAGATGATGATACAGGATATGATATCACAATCAAGAAAGAGAAGACAGGACCCCTGCCACAGAATGTTAAGTATTCTGTAATTCCTGCAAGAAATAATTCTTCACTTACAGATTCAGATAAATCATTAGAGCTTTTTGAACTTGATAAGATTTATAAACGTCAATCTTATGAAGATCAAAAGCAATGGCTGCTACAAAACACAGCCTATTTCGCAGAGGAAGCTTCGGATGAATTTAAGCCAGAAGCAGTTGAGGATCTTGACTAAATGGCAAAAAGGTCCCTAAGCGACTTCGAAACAATAGAAACAGAAGATTCTTCTCCTACCAGTGCATTACGAGTAGGAGAAGATGGGCAAGCGCAAGTAGATTTGCAAAAGCTAAGAGAAACCTGTTCTGTATTCTTTGCTACTCCTTGTTATGGAGGCATGATTACAGATCAATATTTTCTTAGCATTTTCAAAGCATCTCAAGAGTTAGTTCGTCATAATATTACTTTCAGATTAACTACTCTAAGAAACGAAAGTCTGGTAACTAGAGCTAGAAATATTCTCACTGCAATGTTTTTAGACTCTGGTGCTACTCACCTATTTTTTATTGATGCTGATATTGAATTTGATCAAGAGTCTGTTCTTAGAATGCTTGCAATGGATAAACCAATTATCGCAGCGGCATACCCTAAAAAGGCCCTTCCAATTCAATATGCTATGAATTTTAAATATACCGATCCTGTTAAAAAACAGATTAGAGTAGAAAACGGGGCTGTTGAGGTATGGGACGCTTCTACAGGATTCTTCTGTATTAAGCGTGAAGTTTTTGAGAAGATGATGGTAGAATATCCACATCTTCACTATAAGAATGATAGTAATATTGATCCTAAACTTCAGAAATACTGCTATGCATTTTTTGACACAATGATTGACCAAGATGAAAACGGGGACAATCGTTATTTATCAGAAGACTATACCTTCTGTAGATTATGGCAAAAAATGGGGGGAGAAATATGGATGGACCCAAATACAAGACTAAACCATGTAGGGTCTTATACTTTTGAAGGGGATCTTAGTAAGATCATAAACACAAACGTTCGAGGATGAAAGTAGGGTTTACTTGTTCAACATTTGATTTACTACATGCAGGACATATTCAAATGTTAAGAGAAGCAAAAGATCAATGTGATTATTTAATTTGTGGACTTCAAGTAGACCCTAGCCTTGATAGGCCAGAGAAAAACTCACCAGTACAATCTATCGTAGAAAGATATACACAGCTTAACGCAGTAAAATACGTTGATGAAATAATTCCTTATTGTACAGAAAGAGATTTAGAAGATATCTTAGAAATGTATGATATAGATATAAGAATTATAGGATCAGAGTATAAAGACAGTAAATTTACTGGAAGAGCTATCTGTGCTAAAAGAGATATAGATTTATATTTCAATAGTAGAGATCATAGATTTAGTTCAAGTGACCTTAGAAAAAGAGTCTTTGACCAAGAAAAAAACGATGAAGTATGATTATTTTAATAGTCGTCCTTTATTCTATTCAAAAGAGCACGATTTTTATAGTAACCATCTTATAAATTTTGCTAAATACCGTTGTCCTTTGTCTAAGACCTACAAAGAATTTGTTGAGAGACGTAAAGATCACTCTATTTTAAAAATAGCACCTATAGATGTACATTCGTCTATTATTGAAGGAGTTAGCTGTGTAAATCCAATTCCTGAAATACCAGTAATAGAGCCTATTGATTATGATAGTTGGAAAATATTATTAAAAAAAGTTTTAGTAAATCAATTAAACCAGCTTGATAA